CTCTAACTTCTAAAGGATTATATTCTCGTTCACCTTCTTCGTTATCTTCCCACTTGTGTAATTTTTTATTAAAATTAAATGGCCCTTTAACTAAACCTGTACCTAACAAAGCAGATTCAAGTAAAGCATTTCTAATTTCAGAAGAACCATTAGACTCTTCGATTTGATCGTGAATAAGTTTTTCCATACGTCTTGCAGCTTTTTGTGCAGGATTCATATCTAACTTTGCAGGATCAGGGCTGTATCCCTCAACTAACATATCTTCAGCTTGATCTTCTAAAGAGTCTGTAAAGACACCTTTACTAAAAGTAGCTCCAGGCTTTAACGTTCTACCATCACCTTCATAGCCTACATCGTAAGGGTTTTCTTCTTGTGGCTCATCTTCTAATCTATTTCCTATATTATCAGGAGTAGAAGTTTCCATTCCTGGCATTGGATTAGCTGTATCAAGATGTGCCTGACCGTATTCACCTTCAGGTACTTTAGTTTCTGTAACTCCTATCGGGAACTTACCAGTACCAAACATAACATCCACTAACTGCCCAAAGGCTGCTAGTACTTTTGTTTTAGTAACTTTTACAAAGATGCGAGATTTTTCAGACTCTCTAAACTTAACTGATTTATTATATAGACCTCTGTAGTTTTCATAGGCTTTGAGCCATCTACGTTCATCCATATCTCTTTTATCTTCAGCTTGATAGAAACGAGATTTAATAATACCAACTAAATTACTTTGTTGATTTTCTTCTAAATCTAAAACTTTACCTGTTTCACCTTCAACGTCTTCATAGATATTGTTTGCATTTAAAAAAGTGTTTTCGTTTTCTGCCATATATTAATATCCAAATGTTGAGTCTGACGGTGAATAAGTATCCGTTTTAATTCTTAACCTTCTGTCATAAGGATGGTCTACTCGTGGTCGACTCATTAACATATAACGTAAAGCATCGTAAGCGTGGTCTGAAGCATTTGTATCCACATCTTCTGAATTAGTTTTAGATAGTGGAATACCTTGCAACTCCCTAATAAGGTTAATGCAACTATTCACTATCTGTAATCTAGGCCTGTTATTCTCAGGACGCTTACGTAAATGTTCGTGTATCTGAACTTTACCCGCTACTCTGTTCTTATCAGCCCTTCTTAATTTATGGCCTTTATTGACAAGTATCTCACCAATAGTAGGCCCTGAATAACCTGTTCTAGCCCAAGCTGCTGTATCAAGTACACCAGGAATGGATTTTATTTCAGGTTCTTCTAACTGTGTTATCTTGTCAGCTAACGCATTTCCTGTCAGACCTTTCTGATAAAGTTCTCTATATATTATGATGGTCTTGTCTTCAGGATCAATGGCAGCCCACAAACAACAACTTTCTGCGGCATATCCGTAGTCTACACCTTTAACTCTTTCCCACCAAGACGGTATATCGAATGGAGCTATGATATGATGTTCAGGATCAAACTCCGCAAATGCTGCTCCTTCTGCTATATCCCAATTACCATCCAGTAACTGTTTACGTTGTACAGCAGGAAGCGAGTTAAGCATCCTTTCATATTCACCGTCTTCTGCTAGATAAGGATTGTCCTGTAATCTAGCGGGAATAAATTTTCTTGTAAGTCCATCGTGTCCTATAAATGCTGCGTTAGAATCTGATGGTATTACATATCTTTTCTTTACCCATTGCGCACCAACTCCGCCTGGGTTTGCTGTGCATCTAAGATAAGTCTGTAAGTTTTTATCTGTTGTTCTTAAACGTGAAGCTAGATAGTTCCAACCAAACTCTGTAGGTAGATGAGTAATCTCATCAAAACCTATCCAACTATATGCCTGACCTTGATAACGGTAGACATCTGCATCACGTTCAAGGAATCCAAATTCTATTTTAGCTCCGCTAGGAAACTGCCATAGCTTTTCTACTTCTTTAAACTTAGCCCCTTTAAAGGCTTTGGGATATAACTCCCTCGACTTATCAATCAATTCTCTTAATTCAGGCATTGACTTTCTAAGTATCAATGCTCTGTGTACAGGGTTGTGACAAGAGCGCAATGGATCTATTAACATCGCATAACTCTTACCACCACCTGCAGCCCCACCATATAAGACATCCTTTTCTGGTGCAGCTAAAAAATCTTTCTGTGGCCCTTCGTTGGGCATAAACTCAACGTAGGAATTTGTATCTTCTAAATGTTGCTGTATTGCATCTGGTAATTTTTTACTTTCTTCTTCAGTAAGTACATTAGAAGTTAAAACTTTTTTAGTTTGAGCTAACTTTTTTTCTTCTTTACGTAAGTTCCTGCGCAACTTAGTAACTTTAGATTTCTTTTTCTTTAAAGCCTTTTGCGCCTGTAAAGCTGCTCTAACGTCTGATAACTCAGAATTTTTAGGTCTTCCGCTTTTTTTCTTCGGAGTTCCGTCTTTCTTTAGTATATAGTTCCCTTGAGCATCTGTCAAGTAATTTTTAGGATTTCTTTCCCAATCTTCCATATACTTTATCCGTATGTTTCTTTAATCCTGCTCTAGAGATTTTACGTCCTGTTTCAGCCTCTAACCAATCGACACCAATACCTAAACTAATTTCTCCTGCGTGTACAGATTCAGCTACTTCTTTCAATATACTAATCTGTTCAGGTATAGGTTTTAAATACCCATCGACAGGAGACAACTCATACCCAAAAGGAACAGTAGAGGAGGTACGTCTTACATAATTATCTGCAGCTAACAGCGTCACCACTTAACCTTATCTGCCCAATAAGCCGCAGACATTTTACCTTTTTTAATATTTTTACCGTGTCTAGCTTTAAAGCTTTTACGTTTAGCTTTCATCCGAGCTGACTCACCTGCTTTAGGCTTACCTGCCGTCTTAGCTCCTTTCTGTCCAAAGCGTATTGTTTTAATCTTATCGCCTTCTTTAGCGACAACAATATGAGATTTAGTTTTATGGCTAGGAGTGCGTTTAGGCTTGTTATATCCAGACACACCTGCTCTTGCAAGTCTAGGATCTTTTTTCTTAGCCATTATTTCTTTTTCCTTTTCTTAGTTTTCTTTTTATGTAAGCCGTGTTTAGCGTGTTGCTTTCCTTTCTTGGTAGCTTCTCGTTTCTTTTTATTTGCTGCTGCAAGTTTTTTTCTGCCTGCTGCAGTAGACTTTAACTTTTTAATTTTTGCAGACGGAGCATACACTTCACCAGTTTCAGAAGACTTTTTACCACTAGCGGTGCGCCACTTTTGCTTTGTCCATTTCTTTAGAGACTTCTGAGACTTCTTTAAGGCCATACTACTTGCCTACTTTCTTCATAGCCATCTTATGTGATTGGGTAAAGGTCTTACCTGCTTTCATTAACTTACGCATCTCAGTCATATGTTTAGATGTATGATGCACAGAATGTTTCTTTAGCGTATCTTTTTGACGCTGAGTAAGTTCTTTAGTAACTTTCTTACCTTTTTTATACATAGCTCTTTTCTTAGGTCTACCTACTTTAGAGCCATATGTTCCTTTTCCCATTGGCATTATCTATATCCTCCGCCTTTTGCTTTATATTCTTTAGCCAACATCTGCGCTTTACGTGCAGACCACTGACCAGCTTTACCACCTTTGCTACCTGCTTTGATTTTATTAAATAGATTCTTCCGCATAGTAGGTTTAGTATAATTACCTGCTTTGTTTACTGTTGATTTCTTCTTACCTTTTTTGACGGCCATAGCTTCTCATCTGTGATAGTGCTTCTTTATATTGTAATTTATCTTTACGCTGCTTTAGATCGTAGCGTTGTTCTCTCTGTCCTTGTTTTTTAAACTGACTGTCTCTGCTGTTCCTTTTCACAAGGGCATCTTTGCTCTAAGTTTAGCCCACAGTTCAGGTTTCTTTCGTTTTATAATGACAGCAGCAACAACTGCTACAAATATTAGTCCTATTAGAAAGTCCATAGTATTATTCCTCGTGTTCAATTACAGTATAATGCTCTTGATCTATTTCAATAGGTGCTTTATCTGGCATTAAAAAGATACCGCCCCCTACGTTATGATTCACATCTACCCTATCTACCTTGGCTACTCCTACTCTATCAAGTAAAGTAGTGGCTGCTGCTAGTTTATTACTAGCCTGGACAACAGGACGAGTGGATTCCATAATCTCTACGAGCTTAAAAGCTGCTTTAGGAGCTGAAGTAGCTAATACTTCTTTGGTTAGCTCTAGTATTTCAGACTTTAAACTCTTTACAACGTGATGATGGGGGGAAGAATAGCCTGCTAACTTTGCAGCTTGCTTTGCATCCCCTTGAGTTTCTACAAGGTGCTTTAGAAAAGACTGTTGCTTCTCTGTTAGCTCTCGTTTTACTTCTCTTTTCTCTATTGTATTTAATACTGCCATTAGAATAGTATATAGTCTGTGGAGGATTTGTCAAGTTATTTACGATATTACTTGA